GCTTCAGGCTTTTGGCTTTCGCCTGCGCCGCCTTGTCCGCTTCATCCGGCGACGAAAACGGCTCCGGAATGCGGTAGACGCTTTCGCCATCCGCATCCGCGTCCGCTTCGATTTCGACGCGTTGCGCTTTGTCGCTGTCCTGATAGTAGGCAACCACCTTGCTGTATTTGGTGCGGTCGCCAATATCGAATTTCAGGCTACCGAGCTGCACCATTTCGGGCGTGACGATGACACTACCGATATTGTTGCCGCTCGCCGATCTGCCCGAACCCAGCTTCGAGAACAGCAACCGGCCCTGCTTGATCGAGAACAGCCCATTGTGGCGCTGGGCGAGCCGGCGCAGGAAATGCAGGTTGCTTTCATCCTGCTGGCCGATCCAGTCATAAACGAATTTAGACAGATCGGAATCAATGGCCGGCGTCAGGCCGCTTTCTTCGGCGATCTGCGAGACGATATCGCCGAGGGACTTCTTGTCCCATGCCCGCTCTTGCCGTTCCTTCAGCTTGCCACTTCGGAAGTCCACGGCTTTTCCGGAAATCGACAGGCCATAGGGCAGACAAGAGCCATTGATCTTGTCGGCCGTGAAGGTGCCGAGCGAGCCTAGGTTCTGGCCGTAGCCCATCCGGACCGCAATGATTGCACCCTTGCGGGGCAGGGCCAGAAAATCGGGCGAGCCATCGTTCAGTTCGATATCGACCGTGTCAGATTTCAAGCCTTCCTTATCGGTCACTGTGATGGATTTCAGACGCTCATAGAACGTGCCGGCCACGGGCTGGCCGTCAATGGTGACTTCGACGCGTGGATGCATGGCTCAATCCCAAAGGCTGACAAGGCGGGGTTGCGTCGTGGTGGACGGCATGGCCGGCATGATGATCGTGGTGCCGAGTGGCAGCACCACGCCCAGCGCCGCGAGGCCCGGATTTGCTTCAAGCACGGCCTCGACGACTTTTTCCGTTCGGCCGTAGTGCGCAAGGCAAGCGAGATCGACGGTTTCACCCTGCCGCGTGATGTATGTGTTCGACATGGCAAATCACCGGAAGAGATTGGAAAGGAAGCTTGTGGCGCGATCCAGAATGGAGCCACCGGGCAGGGGCGTTGTGTCCGGCTGGCGCTTGAGCTTGATGGTGTAGGCGTTGCGCGCAGCCTCGCCACGCGCGTTGTGGTGGGACTTATCTTCCTCAATGCCCTGCACCGTGAAAACGCCTCGAATGACACCCTCGACCGCATCACCCGTCACCAGCATCATGGGCACCCCGGCCAATGCTTCAGCGGCAATTCCGTCGAGCTGCGATTGCCCGCCGAATTCTTCCGTGAAGATCACGCCGGCGATGGTGAGTTCGTCTGACGTTGGGCCGGTCCATTGCTGGGGGTTGAGGGTTTGCCCCACGGCCACTTCAGTCCATTGGGTATTTAGGGAGCGCTTGACACCCTGATAGCCGAAGCCCAGCGCCTCGAAACCGAAGCCGCCGAGCATCATTGACGTATAACCGGACATATTTTACCTCTGGCGACGCATGATGAATAAGAGGGGGAACAGCGGTGAAGCCAACGCTGATACTTGCACCGCTGCTGATGTTCGCGACGGCAGTTTCTGCCGCGCCTGAAAAAGTTTCCGGCCAAATTGCAGTCCAGCTCGGGACGGTTTTGGCTGCTGAAGATTTTTGCGGCCTAACCTACGATCACAAGATGATCGAGGCATACATCGAGAAAAACGTGCCGGCCGATGACATGGGTTTCCCTTCATTCCTTGAGCTGATGACATCAGGCAGGAAGGCAAAGCAGAAGAAAATGACGCCATCCGCCAAGGCCGCCCATTGCGCTCAGATAAGCAGGGTTGCCAAGGCGAATGGCTTTATTCACTAGTCGCTGTAAGAGCTTTCAACACCCTGCCGCACCTTTTCGCCGACTTGCGCAGCGGCCGCATTGCCGGCCGCCTCTGGATCGGAAACACCCGTGATGCTGATCTGGTTGTGGACCGTGACGCTGACTGGCTCACGGTTCGTCACCCTGACATCCTGCGTGCCGTTCGGCTTCACCATTTCAGCAATTGAGCCAGCGTCGATGCGAGCCAAAACCGGCTGACCGGAGGCGCTTGCCGTGGCGGGCGCACCGCTCGCCGGTCCACCGACGCCCGAGATACCGGCATGTTCGCGAAAGCTGAAATCCGGTTTGGCAGCATCGCCATACCAGAAGCGGTCCCAACCCGAGACGCCTGAAGCGTCCTTGTCGAGGCCGAACAGCTTTTGCAGACCCTCCTTGTATTTCTGCTGGTTATTGACCTGATCTTGAAACGTATCGCCGGGCGTATCGCCGAGGCTTTGGACAGATAGACCGAACGCGAGCTGCGAACCGAAGCCCTTCAGCCACTGGCCAGCTTGGCTATACCAGGGCAAAACTTCTGGAACATTGCCGCCCCCGCCTTTGGGAGATTTTCCGCCCGGTTTTCCACCGTCGCCACCCAGCCCCGGAAATTCGCTCAAGGTTCCTATAGTCTTCAGGATCGAAAGCGCTGTGCTCGCGCCCGAAAGAAGCATCAGCGCCCCCGCAAGCTTGCGGACAGTGCCGGCCAGCATCGCGATGCCTGAAGCGTACAAGAAGAGCTGAAAGCCGTAGCCGGACATTTCCGCAAGGAACTTGGCAATCGGATTATCCTTGATTGCATCGTTCAGCTCGCGCAGCGCCGCACCCCACTCTTTAGCTTTCATGAAAATGCTGCCGATGCGATCTGCCGCGTTCGCGTCGATTTCACCGAAAAGCAAATCGCCTAAATCTTCCGTCAGCTCGCGAATGCCGCCTTCGTAGCCCAGCCCCTGCATGAACCCCTTCATGGTCGCCGTGGCCTTATCGAGGATCGTCACCCGATTTCCGAGCGTATCGATCACATAGCCGATACCTGCCGCACCCTCCCGGATCGCCGGCAACATGTCGTCACCCATTTCCGAGAACACGTTCGAAATCTTGTTGCCCAAGAGATCGAGGACGTTGCGCGTGGTGTTGGCGCGCTGAACATACTCGGCAAAGGCCGATCCGGAATATTTCGTGCGGTCGGCCACAGATGCGAGCGCCTGGTCGAGCAACTGAATATTGCCCACCAGCGGCATGAAGGCGCTGGCTTCATCACCGAAGAATTCAGACAGGAGCGACGTCTGTTGATGCTTCGGAGCCTTGGCTATGGCCGTCAGCACCTTTCGCAAGGTGCCCTTGGCATCTTTCTGCATGTCCTTTGCGATGGTGGGCAAATGCAGGCCGAGGGCTTTTGCCGCGTCACGCTGCGACTTCTTTGCAAAGTCGCCCCGCGCCAGAGCGCGGATAACGTTCTTCATCGCCGTGCCGGCCGTGCTGGCATCCGAGCCGGCCGCGATCATGGCGCTACCCATGGCCGCGACGTCTTCTTTCACAAAGCCGCTCATCTCGCCGATGGCGCCAACGCGCAGCATGAATTCGGTGACATCCTTGGCCTTGGATGCCATGTTGTTTGACAGATGGTTGATGGCGTCGGCCATATCGCCAGTTTCGGCGACGTTCAAACCGAGCTGGGTTTTCAGCTTGGCGAGGCTTTCGCCGGCGTCGGCCGCCGTCATATCGAAGGCAACACCCACGCGGGCGGCCATTTCTGCGAAACTTTGTAGATCCTCAGTCGCAACACCGGACTCGCCGGCCGCCGCGAACAGGGCCGCAATGTCGGTTGCGGCCAGAGGGATTTCGCCGGACATGCGCCGGATGCTGCGGCGCATGTTTTCAAACTGTTCGTCCGTCGCCTCGACAACCTTTTTCACATCAGCAAAAGCGGTTTCGAACTCGATGGCTGCGCCGGCCGTCGCCGAAATACCTTCGGTCGCGCCGAGGTAGCCGGCACCCAGCGCGACCGCCTGCCCCATCAGCCCGCGCATCGGCGCGAACGCCTTCATCTGCTGGCCTTGGAGCCGGTCGAGAGTGCGGAAGATCGGGGCGGATTTTGCGACTACATCTTCCAGAAGGGAGATGCGCAGGGTGCTTTGCACGACAGACATTTATTGCCTCATGATCTTGGAAAGCTCACAGGATTTTTCGAAATAGGCCAGCAGCTTTTTAGGTGACCATCGCTCGATGGCTTCAAGCGAGGTGGAATGACGTTCGGAAACGAAGACGGCGATTAGCCGCCAGTCGTGTCCTTCTTCTTCTCGTTTCCCAAGAGGCCGGCCGTCGCATCGACAATCTTGGAAAAGTCCTTCGCACCGATCCTCTTGAACGCAGGGAGGGGCGTGTCAGAGATCGAGGCGAGGATCGCGGTCATCTTGGAAAGCTGGCCGGTCATCTGGTCGCCGATGATCAGATCGCCCACGGTAGGCTCGCGGAAGGTCAGCTCGGTGATGGTGGTTTCGCCATTGTTGATGGGCTTGGCGAGGGCAACGGTTACAGTCTCGGTCATGGTGGAACCTCAAAGAAATGGCCCGCACGAAGCGGGCCGAATAAAAGGGGAAATTCGGGAGGGGAGTGACGCGCCCTTAGAGCAAGAGCGCGGTACGAATGTCGGCGTTTTGCGAGACGCCGCCGACTTTGAATTCGAAATCATCCATTTCGTAGATTTCGTCGCCGTCGATTTCGAGCTTGTAGTAATTCACGTCCACGGCGTAATCGTTCGCTGCCAGATCGCCACCCTTCCAGGTGCCCGGATCGGGCTTGTAGAGCTTGCCACGAATGGACATGACGGCGCTGTGCGTCGTGCCATCTTCATCGACATGCGCGCCGGTCACGAGGAAAGGCGTGTCAGCGCCGGGCTTCAGACCGAAGAGCTTCAGGATTTGCGGATCAAGGCCGGGCATCTTGAAGCTGAATTCCAGCGCATTGTAACCAAGGTGCACGTTGCGTTCCTTGATCATGCCGGCGTTGCGCATCCCCTCGCGCTTGGCT